AACCCAACTTCTACTGCCGTATTTACTTTTGCAATGAAGGCTCCTCGTGGTACTGTTACTACAGAAGATCTTCGTGCACTTGATCACCTTGATTTGTGGAAAACATATCAAGAACATTACTGCCATCACAAACCTTCTGTTACCGTCAACTATAAGGATAGTGAATTCCTTGAAGTAGGTAATTGGTTGTGGGAGAACTTTGATATGGCAACCGGTATTGCATTCTTACCGGGTGGTGATAATCATACATATGCTCAGGCACCGTTTGAGCAAATTGATTCTGCAACATATGCAGCACATCCAAAGGTCAAGGTTAACTTCAATGATCTGATGAAGTATGAATCAGAAGATAACACAGAAGTTGGTAAGGAGTTTGCCTGCAGTGCAGGTGGATGTCAGATAGTGTAAATCACTTTCCTTGGTAGCTCAATGGTAGAGCGGGCGGCTGTTAACCGCCAGGTTACTGGTTCGAGTCCAGTCCGAGGAGTTTAAAATCTATAATAATTAATCCCCGAAAGGGGATTTTTTATTCTAAATATTTTAGGCAGAGGTGATGGTTAATCCTCGTAATCCTTTTGGAGCCATTCGAAGTATACTCCATCGTATTACTAAGGAACCATCATCTCTGACCGAGGTAAGAATCAATATTTGACATAAATACTCATATGTCACATCCTAATGATGATTTTATAAAACGATTTGGTATTATTCGAGAAGGAATTGAAAAAAGATACCTTCCAGTATCACAGGATATTAAAAATCAGTATAAAGAAATAAAAAAAATAGATACAAAAACTTTATCTGAAAGTTTAAAAAAAGAATATTCTGCTATATCTAATAGAATTTTTAACAATGTTAAAGTAGATAATAAAAAAGTAAATGATTGGGTTGTGCAAATTACTCCATTTGGGGTATTTTATTATAGTAAAAGTACCGATCAGTGGATGGATTCATTTGGTAAAATTGCAAAGACTATTGAACAACTATTATATCTAAGTAATGAATATTTTGATTATAACACTGGTTCACCATCTATAACATCAGATATTATTCCAGATACAATATTACCAGAACCAACTTCTGCATTAGATTATACTGTATGGGCAACAACATTTGTAAATAGTCCAACATGGCAAACAGATACTAATTTTGCTGTAGTTCCTATGATCGCTTTGTCTGGAAATAACAACAATGGTTTTAGGTTAGCAAATGAACAAAATGCATCTAGTGTTAATTTAGCAAATTTGATTGGTCAAATAACATTAGTCCCAGATAGTCGCAGAGTTGTAAGTGTTTATTATCTGTGGGATGAAATGACTTCGTGGACGATTGATAAACACAATTATTATAAACAAACCGCAGATGGTTTTACTTATTCTAATGGTCGTTTTTTAAATCCATGGACTGATGTTCAATATGAAGATGTAAAACAAGCCGTGGTTTCTGTATTAAATTATGCTAATACACAGAATGTTAATATTAATTATTTTTGCGACGATCATGAAACTACAGATCCTTTGTATGGTTTACAGGGTTATAACACAGGATATGGATTAGTAAAACCAGGTGATTTTGATCTTTCTGGTAATCCAATTCGTAATTTTCCATCAAGTGGTGGGTGGACTTTAGATGCCAGAATTATTCCTGCTTACATGCACGATCCAAGATTTAATAATTTTATAAACCCACAAAATAACAAATCAGTTGCAGGATCTTTCTTAGATTATTATAAAACTTTTACCAATCAACCTAGTTTAACCGCCTCGGCTGAACAAGTATTACAATCATGGTATGGTATAACACATCCAGGAGATTTTGAAATTGCTGGTCTTGACTATTATAGACAGTTTAGTTTTTATGGTCCAGGTGGTCCAAAATCTCAAGCTGTAAAAACCGACGAAATATATATACGCGCAGCATTAGATGGTGCCCTGCATGAATTGGTAAATGGTTATTATTCAACACGAGCGTTTACAGAAGCATTTACTTCAATTCCTCGTTTTCAAAATAGTATTTATTCAAATTATGAAAATTTTCCAATTGATGAAATTGAAGGGGAATATGCAAGAGATTCTAATGATAATGTATTTTTAAATCCTACTTTTACAGCATGTAGCGGAGGTAAAGGTTTTTATGGTAATAATGGTAATATAATATGGAACTCAGGTGATTTGAATTATATATCTGGTTACGTATCAAACCCAACAACAGACAGAGAAAGATATAGTTGGTGTGGACACAATCAATTAACATATACTGGACCAGGTACTCTTGTGCGGTATGCTAATGATAATAGTGACCCATTATGGACTTCAAAAGTAACACACAAACAATTTATAGATGATGTAAAATGGGTACGGCATATGTTTAGAACAGACCCTTCATTCTGGCAAACACATACACCCTGGTTTGGTCCTGGCATGGGATATTATACAAACGGTAGTGGTAGATATTGGTATGAATTTTTCTATCATACAGTTCTCCATGGAGTTTTGTATACCATATTATTCCAATATCCATATATTGAATTTTATACACTAAGACTTCAAGCTGCATTAGATGCATGGCGTGTCATAAGTAATGATTCAAAGTCCAGAGCATGTTCTAATAGTACAGGTGATATAAATTCAGTAGTAGATAGACTTATTTTGGTTGATGCCGTTCAAGGTGTTGTTAAAAGTGGTGGAAAATTATTAAAATCCAATAAGTATCTTTGGAGAATAACTGCCTCACATGCCCATGTACGTGCTAACAATACAATAGTTTTCCAGAGAGTAGGATCAGATTCTGATATTCCTGAACAAGTAATAGTTGACTGCACCGATCCATTAAATGGATATGGTATGTGGATAAAGCGTAATATTTCTACACCACCACAATATATTATTGTTCCTGCATAATATTGTCCATAGATAGATAATATTATGAAACAAGAATTGTATTACTGGTTTTGATTTTTGGAATAAATATCTATGTACAACATGTTAATAGGAATCGATTATTCAATAACTTGCCCTTGCTTATGTTTATTTGATGAACGTAAGGCATTCAAGTTTAATAATTGTTTTTTTTATTACCTTACCAATACTAAAAAATATGCTGATAAGATCGCACCAAATATTACTGGTGAATCATTTCAGGAATATGTCCAAGATGTAGATCGATTTGACACCATATCTCAATGGGCAACTAATCTTTGTATTGGTGCTGCTGATGTTGGTATGGAAGGTTATGCATATGGTGCTAAAGGCAGAGTATTTAATTTAGCTGAAAACATGGGTCTTCTTAAATACAAGCTCTACAAACACGCCATTCCTGTGACCATCATTGAGCCAGCAAAGGTCAAGAAATGTGCCACAGGTAAAGGTAACGCTGATAAACAGGTGATGTACGAGACCTTCAGCAAAGAAACAAACACCAATTTATTATCGGTGTTTGGTCAAAAAACTTTAAGTAATCCTGTTACAGATGTTATTGACAGTTATTATGTTTTAAAGGCTTTGATAGAATCAAAAACTTAAAATACACTTCCATTACGGAAATCTGTAGAGCGATCCAAGCGTTCATGAAAACGCTTTGGAACTTGACCATTGGTCTTGATTCGATCCATAACTTCTTTCCATGCACCACCCATAACCTTGGTTGGTGACATAGTAGAATCTACGGCAACAGCATTAGCCTGTAGACTCCAGTTTTTTTCAACTTTCTTTTTCTTGCACTTTGGGCAAGGCTTTTTCATTGGCTTATCATGATCTTTCATGAGGTGAGTTTCATCAAATGTATGATCACAGTTTAAACAGATGTACGAATAATTAGGCATTCTTTTGTTTCCTAAAGGTAATTAGCATAGATTCAAACAAGAAACCATACGATGGTTCTTTTGGTTTATTTTTTAATTCCATTTTTGCTTCTTTTAAAGTTTTGCTTCCTTTGAAAAGATTACATTTTTTACATGAGGTAACCATATTGATCCAAGAGGAAGATCCACCTTTACATTTGGGAGTAATATGATCTATAGTTGCATTCTCATTATGTAAAGTCATTCCACAATATTGACAGCAATAATTGTCTCTTCTAAAGATATTTTTACGAGATGGTGGAGCTTTTCTGTATGGTAATTTTACATAATACTTTAAAATCAAGACTTTGGGAATTTTAATAATTTTAGAGATTGAAACAACTTCATGGCAATCTTCGTTAGATGCATCCCAATAGACCTTATCACGGATTAATAATTTAAAGGCTTTCCCAATAGTAATAATATTGAGTGGGCTGCTGTCTTGGTTTAACAAGAGAACCTGTTTATTCATGCCTTTTAAGTATTTATGAAAGTCTAAATATTTGATAACCATGGATAATAAACAAGATAGACAATTATACTGGGAAGTCAAGCAATTCTTCCAAGGAACCCCTAATATGATTCCTCCTCCTGTGAAAACTTCTTCATTACGCGATGTCGCAGCCAGTGTAATGAATGAAAATAAACCATTTAGTCAAGCAAAACCACCGAGCCATTCAAATGTTTTTGATGCTACTGGTTCAATGCTGAACGCAATGAAGTCTTTAGAAGCTAAGAATAATCCTGGGCACATTGCATATACAAAAAATGGTAGCACAAATCCATTTAATTTAAATGAAGCTTTTATGGGAATGTCTCCAAGACCACAAGCAGATGTATCAACTAGTAGAAGATTTAAACCTGAGTCTACACCAGAAATGTCAGATGAAGAAATAACAGTAAGAGGAAATGCTGCTGCGTCTAATCTTAAAATAAGAGAAAAAGGTGAAAGAGGAGTTTTTCAAAAAGCTGCAGATATGGCAGATACCGACAATCAAGGCATAGTATCTGGTGCTATTAATAGTGCTGTTGGTGGTATTGGAAGATTATTTGGACAAGTGGATGATACATCTACTGATACTAAAACGTTGCGTGCTAATTCTAAAATATTAGCAACAGCTGACGGTTCTCTGAATCAAGGTCGTGCAGACTTAATTAATAAACGAGCAGGAGTAGGGGCAGCTCCAGCCACACCAGCACCAACTTCAACCGCTCCTGGAGCCCCGGCACCAGCATCAGCTGCTCCAGGAACAGCCCCAGCAACTCCGGCACCTTCTTCAGCTGCTCCTGGAACAGCACCAGCCACACCTGCACCTGCAGGAACTGCACCACCTTCCCGTGTACCTGCTAAAAATACACCATATGTAAGAACCTACACTTCTTCAGAACCAGCTTCTACAAATGCTCCTAATGACAATACATATTTACCAAATAGAAGTGAAAGTGGTGCACGAGTATTTAATCCACGTGCTGCAGATGATAAAGCAAGTGCAAACCCAGAAAATTATCAAGGTATGGATGATAGAGTAACTATGAATACTCCAAAGGTATCTAATCCAGTTACCGTGCCTCAGTTTGCTTCATCAAATACATCTATGGGAAATAGAACTTCTGGTGGTCCAAGTGCAGGACAATATCGTGGTAGCTCAAATATGGGAATGGCTCCCGGACCACAACGTCAAGAAAAACAGACTTTACAATCTGCAATGGCGCAACAAAATCAAAAAGCTACTTCAGCTAGCCTTGGTCAAATGGGTTCAGTTCAGGGTACGCAATCTGCATCTTCTGGAGGTTTTCAGGGTTCTGTATTACCACCAATAAATTCATTAGGCAATCCTCGTACAAATAAAACCAATGAATTTAAATATTCTAGTGGTTCTCGGTTAAGTTAAGGATTTTTTATGCTTAAAAATAAATTAGTAGAACAAATTTTATCTGAAAGATATTATCTTATTGAAAAAGAAACAGAAGAAGTTCCTGAAACCCCAAATCAACCAGCACCAGATGATTCTGTTGTAGGGAATATATTAGATTGGGGTCAAGACAAATTAATAGATATAGCAATAAAAACTGGTATAGCTCTACCAACATTATTGTCTTTGCCGGGAGATATTAAACGCTTTTTTCTAGATACATATCGTCCTAGTAAATCTAGTTCAGATGTTTTAATTTCAAAAATTCCATCTATGGTTAGTCCAGAAACTTTAAAAACTCCAAGAATTCAACGAGTTAAAGACTTTGGAAGTGCTGAAGGAAAAAAGATTGCATCTTAATAATTCTGTGATATAATATTCTTGTGACAATATATAAACAATTCAAACATAATATTAATGAAACTACCGATTCATTAACAGAAATACAAAAATCCGGTAAGCGTTTCTATAGTACTCCAGATGGTGAGTTTCCTAGTGTAACCACTGTTGTTGGCTATGGCAAGCAAAACTTTTTTGCTGAATGGAGAAGAAAAAATCCAGAAGAAAGCCGAAGAGTTTTAGCACGAGGAACCAAATTTCATTCCATTATCGAATCTTATATTAAAAATGAAGACATAGATATGGAAAATATGTTTCCAAATTTTAAGGCTTTGTTTAATTTATTAAAACCAGCACTGGATAATATTGATAATATTGCTGCAATTGAAACTCCTCTATGGTCTAAAATTTTAGGACTTGCTGGGCGAACCGATTGTATTGCGGAATATAATGGTAAACTTTCGATTATCGATTTTAAAGCCAGTACCAAAGAAAAAAGAAAACAAGATGTAGAAAGTTATTTTCTACAGGCTACGGCATATGCTTTAATGTACCAAGAACGAACCGGTGTGATTGTAGATAATTTTGTTATTATGATTGCCTGCGAAGACGGTTTATCCCAGGTATTTGAAGATAATCCAATAAAGTATGTTAAAAAACTTAAAAAGGCTATAAACCATTATAGGAGTGAAGTTGGAATACATTAAGATAACCACACCACAGGAAGCAGTCAATCAAAAAGGATCTAGATATTGGATTCAAATGAATGATAATTCTCGAGCTAAAACAGCAAGAGAGAACTTTGTTGAGCAGTACGGTGGATTCTTTAGATTAGAAAATAAGATATGGATTTGGGTCTCGCCTGTACAACAACAAAATGGTTATTGGTTAAAAAATATTCATACGGATGAAAAGGCGTTCTTTTCTAACATGGCTGAATTTGCCAAATCCCAGGGTATGACATCTGGTAAAATTTGTGAACTATTAAATGGAAAAAGAAAAACCTATAAAGGGTGGACAGCTGTAGAATTGAGACCTGTAAAAGACTCAGTTGCACAGCATGTGAAAGCCAAAGAAGTTAAAAAAAACCTTATTGCTGTTCCAAAAATAGTAAATTTGCAAAATATAGACACCAATGAGGTTATTACGGTAACCAATATTAAACAATTTGCTAAAGAAAATCGTATATTTCCGGGTAGTTTGTATAAATTAGTAAATGGAAAAGTCAAAACTGTAAAGAATTTTAAACTTCATACCCCATTTTCATAACATAGGGTTATTTTAGTTCATAAATATTTTAAATGAACTTTAAACAATTACTTCAACTCATTGTAGAAGAATCTCGAGAAAAAGGCGATTCCTTCAGAACTACTGGTGAAGCCAAGAGTGCTGATAAGCGACAGGGATCCTCTGGAGATGAAAAAGCCAAAGATGCGGCAAGAAAGCGCGATGCACGTGCTCGTGAAATTCCACGTGATAAAAAATCAAAACCAGAGTTAGTTAAAGAAGTTTTATTGGTTCGTACCAAAAGTGGTAAAATTCAATTAATTTTTAAAGATTCGTTTAATAAACAACAACACGAAGATCTTACCCGAGGTGAACAAATTACTTTGGAAGATGCTAAAAAAGCAGCAGCTGATCCAAAATTTGAACAAACAAGAGCATCCAAACTTCTTTTAGGCGATACCAAATCCAAAGGTGGTAGTGCAGAAAAGAAACAAAAGAAAGAAGAAACTAAATCTTCTAAAGACTCCTCTTCCAAAAAACCAGAAGGAAAAAAAGAATCCAAAGGCGATAGTGAAGAAGAAAAACCCCGCAGGCTTTCTAAACAAGAAATGTTTAATGCAATGGGTCAAATGTCAGCAGAACAACTGGCTGGACTAGATCCTGAAATGCGGGACGACTATTTTAAGAAACTTCGAAATCCTCCGAGCAATCAGGATTTTGATAACTATACATTTGAAGGTATTAGTGCGAAATTTGGTATTAGTCCAATTTCGTCTTTACCATTTAATCAACAGGTATTGAATGCTATATTATTTTTAAGTAAACTTAAAGTTGGAGCAGGTGAACAGGAAATGCAAACCTTTGCAACCTTAAATCCTGGATCTACTGATTTTACTAAAAGAGCATATCTTCAAGCCAGTAAGATTTTATCACAGGTTGGAGATGAGTGTTTAAACAATCTTCTTTCTGCTGCTGAAGGTAATGATAAGCAAGCATACACTGAAGGTTCGGTAGACATGAAGTGCGGTGATTATAAATTCAAGATTGAGGCTGGTGGAGAATTTACAGTTTCAACTGATAAACTTAATCAAAGTAATAAATTATTTAAAGGGCTACTTTCTACAGCCCTTAATACTGCTTTTGCTAATCCCGAATTATTAAAACAAGATCCTGGTGTTAAAAAGATGCTTGGTGTAATTGATCAGAAAAGTGCAAAGGTTTCTAAAGTTCTTATCTCTGCTGAATCACTACCGATAATTCTTCAAAATGAAAAGTATGTTAAAGAATTGCAAAAAACTCCTGTAATTCTGGGAGATGGTACAGATGCTGGTATGGTGTTGGATAAAGAAGGAAATCTTAATCCTGCAGCATCACTTGAAAACTATACAACAGAAATTCAAAAATCTAGTAAGCAGCTATTTAAAAAGGATACTGATACTGGAAAATCACCTTTAGGTAATTCAATTGCTAATACCATTCTTCGGTCTTATTTGCGCGGTGACGGTTTAAAGAAACCAGAAGCTCAACCAAATCATTTAGTAACTGCAAACGGTATCTTTGCCTTGAGTGATCAATACATTGGTGAAATTTCAAATAATGCTGTATTAAATGTTAAACCTTCTACCAATCCGATTGATTCTCAAAATGTTTCCAATTACAAATCAAAGTCTATAGCTGATTTGAAAAAATGGAGAGCTTTGATTGAAGAAAAGAAAGTAGAAAAAGAAAAGGCACCATCATTAAAACAAATGATGATTCAAACTAATACAATTAATCCTATGGATGTTGTATCACAGTATATGCAAGCCAATATGGATTTTGAATTCAATGCAAGTTTGATTCCTGGATTTAAACCAGATGATATCAATTCTATTGAATACAATTATGTTCGTATTGGAAAGAAAGTAATTAAGATTCCTGTAGTTCGTGCAGACCGATTATCAAACCAATTGATGGGTGAAACTTATATCTTCTTAAACAATTTATTGGTTGAATCATTATCTAATAATTTTGTTTTATCAAGTTTAGTTAAAGTTAATCTTTTAACAAATCAAGAAGCAAGCCTTATTGAAAATCAAAATGTTTTAACAGAAAACAAGAATGAAAATATATTAAAAAGTCTTTTATCTGGAATGGTTTTCCGTGCATCTGAGCATCCATTTAAAATCTCATTAATCGAACAGATTATTTCTGAAGAAGCCAAAAGAGATTATAAAATGGAATACCGCAATTATCACGGTAAACCAAAACAGAAGAAAGAACGCGCAGCAAGAACCCGTGCTAGAGAATTAATGAAGAAAAAGGGTCGTGCTAAGGTTGGAGATGGTAAAGATATTGACCATAAGAAACCAATACGTTCGGGTGGATCAAACGGTATAAATAATCTACGTGCAAGAAGTAAGTCATCTAATCGTTCTGACAATGGTCATCATAAAGGTGAAAAACAAAATCACAACTGGAAATGAATAAAAAGCCTATCTTTATTACTCGTGGAATCACTCAAGAAAAGTCTACTGATACTAAATTTATCGTAGAAAGTTTTGGACGTGTCTTTAAAATGAATTTTGCTTCTATTGAAGCAAAAGATCTTCATCCATTTGATGTTATCATAAATGAAAGTGGAGAAGTATTTGAGATTGATGCAATTGAAATTAATGAAGGCATTTATAAAGTATACATGACAAGTGACACAAATGAAGAGTTGTCTGAAGACTTTACACCAGATACTACAATGGGTCTAGTTAATAATTTTAAAGATATTGATTGCGTTGAGTATGATGAATTATTGGAACTACATGAAGATACCAATAAAAAAATAAAACTTAATAAAATCATGCAAGGTGATGTTAAAAAGTATAAAGTCTATGTAAAAAATGATAAAGGTAATGTGGTTAAAGTAAATTTTGGTGATCCAAATATGGAAATCAAAAGAGATAACCCAGAACGTAGAAAAAATTTCCGGGCTAGACACAATTGTGATACTCCGGGTCCTCGTTGGAAAGCAAAATATTGGGCATGCAAAACCTGGAGTAATAAATCTGTTACTGCAATGTTAAAGGAAAACGTAGAGAAACCTAAAAGCGATATTAGAAAAAAGGTTGAAAAATTGGTAGTGGATGAAACATTAAATTCATTGAATGAAATTGTATATAATCCCAATTTATATGGTCGCTTAACAAAATTTAATTAAAAGAATACCTAAATAAAAGGAACACCATGAAATTTAAACAACTATTAACCAAAATTCAAAGTTTACAAGAAAATGCACCTGAAGCCACCTTTGGTGGTGGTCTCTTTATCGGAGATCCACAAGGTAAGTTTGGGGCAAGTGCCTTGAGTAACAAAGGTACATTCAATCTTAAACTACCACGGTCTATTGATGCTATCAATGCCATGTTACAAGCATTTTCTGCAAAAGACTATGTTGACCCTGATGAAGTCTTGGGTGTTATCAAACAAAAATTAAGCCATTTTGGTTTTGATTTTGAAATGAAAACTGCACTTAATGATGGTGATAATATTTTCCAACTTGTTCAGTATGGTAGCCCACAATTGGGTGTATATGGTCAAAATCCATATGATGATGTCAATAAAATGGGCTTCAAACAAGGCGATGGAATCAAAGAAAAGCTTGGTCATTCTTTAGATCTTCTTGTTAACATTCAACGTGGTTCTAATATGTTAAGAAAGTTAACAGTAATGATTATTCCTGCTGATCCAAACAGCATTCGTGACGTTGATAATGGAGTAACCCCAGACTGTGGCTGCAATCACTAATTTAATGGAACATTCTGAATTATTAACAGAAGAGAACTTTCTCTCTTTTTGTAAGAAATATTATTTTAATTCAGAATGTTCTGGAAAAAATGAATTTATTGATGATTTAAAGAGAATTAAGTATATTAAAAGACTTATTCAAAAAATTCATAAGCATAAAACATTAAAGTCAATTCGTGAACGCCTTATATTAAACCATTTGATTGTCTTTAAAAATGTTTTTGGTGATACCAATGCTTCTCGTATTTTATTTTTTAGCCTAGAACCCAGACTTCATTCATATTTGAAGTCTTTTTTAGTATACCTGGAATTTAATATTGGAATGATACAAGAAACTGATTATAAACTTTTGAATACAGATGTACGAGTTGATAGAAAACTGTATTTGATGGACCGAGGCGAATAAACCTTGGTCTTTTTTCTAAATATTTGATATGAACTACGGATCTATTGTACCCTCTTTTTATTTTTATAAATTTGCAGAGGCAGTAACACAGCCATATACATCCTTTGCCGCGTACCGTGCTGGTAACATTGATGAAAAAGGAAATCTACTTAAACCAGAAAGTAGCATTGATACCTTTGAATATTTTGTAATTAAATTAAAGAAAATATTTGAGCAATTACCATATGGTGTAACCAAATATCAATTGCAAAATTATGTTTCCACATTAAATTTATTTGCTGAAGAAGCAGAACATTTCAATATTACTTCCGAACAATTTCATGGTTTAATGGAAGGTTTGATTTGTGTAGAATGTAATACCTCGACAAGTTATCTTGAATTATTAGAGGACATGTCTGCGGGAGGAATGGCTGTAGCCGGTGATTCACCAGGATACAATCAGGGAGGGGTTTCTGGTATGGATCCTCCTATGGTGCCTCTGCAACGAAGAAAACAACCAATCAGTACAGACCCCTACCATATGTTTGATGTGTCTGTTACCGATTATGAAAGGATTGTAGGAAACAAACTTTCTGAAATAGATTACCTACGAAGATTTGGTGCACGCAACCCAAATTCTACATTAACTGTTCGTGAACCAAAATCTGGTAAAACATATACAGTACCTAAAAAAAAGCAATTGAAAGAGAATATAGATCTCAATCCATCTAATTCTGATTTGAATAATGATGGTAAGACAACATCATCCGAAATCGTGAATGATGCAAAGGACGGTATTATTTCTAATAATAAAGAAAACGAGAAAAAAGAAATTCACATGTTGCATCATGTAGTAGAACATTTATCCCAACATGGTTTTGTTAGAAATGATGTTCAAAAAGAACATACAAAATTAAAAGAAAATGAATTTTCAATACATAGAGGAGCCGGTGGAAGAGATCTTGTAATAAATCATAATAAAAATTTAATTCCTATAGAATTAGGTTATACTACAGGACAAAGCCGGAAAGCTAATAGTGAATCATCTTATATTAAAAAGTGGATAAGTTATACAGATGAACATACTCCAGAGTTTAAATCACAATTTTTAAAAGCATTAGCAGGACACACTAAATTGGTTGGTTCTCTTATGGCGCAACAGTTTTCTAGAACCGAAGCAAGAACTAAAGCAAATGAGATGGCACATACTGGGTTTCAACACATTGGTGGAATGATGCTATTGGGAAACCATCATGGAATAGAACTAATTTCTTCTGCACCCCATGTAGATCATCCTGTATATAAACAACACGAAGCATTAGCAAAATCAATGGGATTGACTATCACTGGTCTCGCTAATCCATCTGATAATCGTATATCTTTTATTAGAAGTGGATTTAAGAGTAGAGTACAAACACCAGATTCGCCAAAACGTGGTGGATCATATGGATCTGAAATTAATATTCAAACAAAATATAATAGTGATCATCCAGCAGTTAAAAATGCAGGTGTCATTCGTATGACACCATTTAACTCTGAAAGTCATGATTCAACTTTAGAACAAAAATATCCAAAATAAGTAAAAATCCCCTTTCGGGGATTTTTTTATTCCTGAATAAATGTCTTACAACACTTAGGCTTTGAACAACCAGCATTTTGTCTGGCTTCTGTTATTACCTTCGTGTGGGCATCATCCCAACCAGTAGCCCATTCTTGCCAATAAACACTGGTAGACTCATAAACATTTGATGCTTTCTCTGCACCACCCATACGGGCTGCATATCCCTTTTGATATGCTTCACCTGCAATATATGTCATTGAAATTCTCCTGGATTATCTATTGGTTTAATAACTATTTGATTAAGTAACTTATCTAATGCCTTGACGTGTGCAAACTGTTCCTTTATAGCAAGGTATCCACGAATTTCAATAAGTTTAAAATACTCTTCTTGACTAAACGGCGTAGTCTTAGGCTTATGACGAATAGGTCTACGAGAATGCTTTGGTGGATTGTTTGGATTAAACTTATTTGGATTGGAGTATTTCTTTTTATCTTCTTTACTCCATTGATTCAAAATATCATCCATGTTAAGATAGTCCCGAAGACTGTCTGCAGGGTTCTCACCATTACGCATTTGATCCCACATCTTCTTAAATTCTGGACTTGTATTACCAAAGAAGAAGAATCCATCATGAGGATTGTTCTCTTCGCTGTCGTCACCATTTTGCCAATTTCTAAAATCGTTATGATCTGAATTTCCCATTAGTTTCCTTTAGACATCAAAAAATTGTTCGTAAACTTGCTTACCACGGTTATCGGTTACAGAGACAAACCGAACATGACGTTCGATTGAATCACTAATATTTATAGGATCTTTAGGACCAAACTCAATGGTCTTGATCCATGCAGGGCATCCACCAATGGAAATACGAACCTCAGTTCCATTTGCATCAGTGCCATAAAAATCAAAGGAAGATTTCTCTCCATTATAATATGTGAAAAAACAATCAATATGATCATACTTCTTTCGAAGTTCATCAAACGACA